TCATTAAGGTTTAATTCACCAAATACCTTGAATGATGCAGGGTGAACGTTCTTAATAAGAATCTCTTTCCAATCGCTGATAGAAACAGCAGATTTAACAGCATAAGAGAAGTCCTGATAATAGTAAGAGTCTTGAATCTTTTGAATAATTTCGGAAGGTTTACCAACATCATCGATAAACTGACCTGTTGTTTTGGTAATAGAACCAATTTCAAGAACACCACGAGCAACTTTCAAGTCACTAATAATACCAGAAGACTTAGAAATAACACCAGTTAGTTTCTCACCTGCTGCAAAATCACCAGTATAATCAACAACCTTAAGAATTCTAGGTCCAATCTGCCAACCAGAGTTAGTAGAAACATATCCAGTTGCTGTAGCAACATCTAATGATTCTCCTTGATATACCAATTCTCCTTCTAAGAAAGTAGAAGTGATAACATTTGCTTCTGCAGCACCACCAAAGGATTCAGTTAATACCTGTTGACGACCTGTTCCAGCGTTAACGTATGAAAGTGCGTCTCCAAGAGCAGCGTTAGAAGCAGTAATAGCAAGTTTTAATTGATCATCTTCAAGTGAATTTGCAGTACCAGAAATTGCATAATAAGTAGTGGTTGAATTTAATCTACCTGTCGCACCAGCAGCAAGAGGGAATTCAGCACCATCTCCAGTATCTACTACATTAAGAGTAACTGCAGATCCATTAACAATACCGTGAGGATAAGCAAACTGTAATAAACCTAAGTCAAGGTTAACAACATAGTTAAATGATGATCTTAGACCTACTGTTGGTGTAGAAGAATATCCAGCACCAGGATCCTTAACTATAACTGTATCAAGACGACCATTCTTAATAGTTGCTTCTGCGACAGCACCAGATCCACCACCACCTGTAATTACGACAGCAGGTGCTAATGAATATCCAGAACCTGGATTAGTTACTGTAATACTTGAAAGAATACTTGTACTTGTTAATTGACAGTTAAGTGGGAATGTAATCTCAGGACGTAAAGTATAGTCATGAGGATAATCATAACCAAAGTTATTGTTCTTAAGTTTCTTAATCTTACCAACTTTATCACCTTTAGTGAATATAGATGCAGCAGAACCAACAGCAGGAATAACAACAACTAATTCAGCACCAGATCCAGTTAAACCAGAACCAAGAATACCAGGTATTGCCTCAACATCAATTGTTGCAGTTGTATATCCTTTACCTGGAGAGGTAACTTCTACCACTTGAATCTGACCTGGAATTGTTACACCCTCATCATCTTGTCCATCTGCTACAGTAATAGCAACTAAACCACCTTCACCATCTCCAGCAATAGGAATAGCATTATATTGTCCAACTGCATATTCAGTTCCTGGAGCATTAATTGCGACTCTTTCAATTATTCTAGTTGATACAATATTAGTTACAACTGGTAATTTAGTATAGAAACCACCTGGATTAACGATACGAATATTATTAATAGAACCAACTGCTTTTACAGAACTTGTACTATAACTTGCTGTAGAAACAGAAGCATCACCTTCTGGTTCGTTAAGTAGAGGGAATTTGAATATATCTGGACCTTTAGTGATAGTTTGTCCAGCAGTACTAGAAATAGCAAATGTACCCTTATATGGAGAATCTACAACATCTAAGTAACTACCAGCAATCACAGGAGAAGTATCTCCAGTTCTAGAAGGATCGAAGTAATATGATATATTAGTTACAACAGTATCATCTACTTTTAACTTAACTGTTGGACTAGGTTGTCCTTCACCAGTTACACCAGGAGTTCCAACTCTTTCAATAGAGTTAAATGAATACTCTAGTTTATAAAGATTATCTTTAGAGAATGATAAGTTACCACCAAGTAATGAAGAGTGACTTAGGTCAAACAAATACTGATGACCATAATACATCTTCAAGACAGGAGATTTAACAAATATATTAACACTAGAAGCATTAGTTGCAGGATCTGTTATTGCTGCCGTTGGTAATTTATAAGTAAATTCTAATGGACTTACAACGGTATCAATTGGGAATGCACCATCATACTCATCATAAACAATTGAACCAACAGTCTGTGATGGGTTTCCATCAACATAAACCATCTCACCTGCGTTAAGATAATGATTTGTTCCTGTAATTACATAAACTTCATTACTATTAGCAACTGCAGTTACTTGGAGAATCTTTTTAAGAGTTGTAATTAAACTGATTTTTAGAACACCAGTTAATCCAGTAATTTGAGCAGTACTATAAGCAGCATTAAATGTTATATTACCAGAATCAATAGTAATAACAGATCCAACGATATATGCAGATCCACCAGCAACTTCATCAATTCTTACAGAATAATCATCATCAGAATATGGTTTATACTTAGCAAAACTATCAAGATCTCCTGTGCATGAAGCAATTGTAAATGTTGCATCAGCACCACCAGTAGTAATAGTGACTATATCACCAATTTTATAACCAGAACCTGCAGTATCGATTGAAACAGCAGAAACATTTCCACCAGATGCAGTAAAGTCAACAGTCAATCCAGTTCCAGATCCATTAGTTGTTGTAGCAACATTATCACCTGTATTTGCATAACCAGTACCTGCAGCAGTTAAAGCACTTAATGTTGCAGGAATATCAGCAACTGTACCATCTAAATCATAATCATCAAGATCAATATCAAATGTTCCAGGAGTTGTATTATTAACCTGTGCAAATGTATATCCTACGATTTCATTAATATCATTTGGAATAGGTCCAACAATCTTATAACTAGTTTGCTCACTAAATTGTTCTGTTATTAATTGACCTGTATTTAAGTCATTACTCCAAGCATTATTATTAATAGCAAGATATATCTTATTATTAGTAGTATCTTTTCTAATAATATAACCGCTATTAACAAATGTTCCTGAATCGTTGTTTAATACTAATTTTGTACCAACTGTAAAGTTAAATGCTTGATTGACTGTTAATTCTTGAACATTATCAATCTTAACTGTATTTGTAACCTTAAAGTAATACCTATCTTTAACTACAGCATTTACTGATAATTTTTGAGAACCAGGAGAAGGTACAGTTGCTGTTCTAGAACTCCAAATATCATTAGTGTATGATAATGTCTCAGTACCCTGTGACATCGTTGTAGTAGTATCATCAAAGTCTAATGACTGGAATCCTGCTTCACCAAGAGAATATCCAACATTAGCAACAGTTAACACAGATCCAGTTACAGGAGTTACTGCAGTTCTCTTAAATCCAAGTTGTGTATTAGTTTGAAGACCCTTGTCACCAATTCTAGTAGCATCAGCATTTTTATCTACTTTTAAACCCCAAGCATCATAATCAATATAATCATACCGATTTAAATTAGTAGTAAACCAAGCATCATCAGTCCAATCGTATGTAAATGCAAAAGTTGCAACTGGAGGTAATACTGCAATATCAGTAGGAACTGTAGGTACTACAGTTCTATTTCTCAATCTTAAGTTATCGATATAATACTGACCTTGTTTTGCCTTAGCAAAATCTGTTGCTCCAGAACCCCATCCAATCTGATTACCAAAATAAAGATCTTTATTACCTAAAGATGTACCTGCTAATGTACCAGAAATAACTTGAATACCATTAACATATGCTTTAAAATCATTACCCGACTTAGTTAAACCAATAACTTGCCAAGAATTATCAGCAAACATGGTTGTTTGAGTAGATTCAGTTGGAGTTGCAGAGTTTAATGCAGTTGATCCATTAGTAATTGCTAATTGTAATTTACCATTACCACTTGTTCCTGAACTATATCCTAACCATAGTCCACCAGTAGCATCTTGTGCTCCACCTATACCTATTAAAGTCTGTACATCCTGAGATAAAGTTTGAGATTCAGCAGCATTTTTATAGATAAAGAACTCAATAGTCCAATCATTAGCAAGTTTAGTTGTTAAATCAGTTCCTAATACTTTTAAGTAAGAATTTTCCCAAGTAGAATTAGATCCAGCAGGTTGATAACCATATATTTTAGCAACATTATCAGCATAAGTTATAGCAGCACTACCACCAACAGAAGTTAGAGTGTAATGACCTGTAGTATCAGTTTGTTCACCACCATCAAAGTTGTATATAAATTCATTTCTATTCCAAGAAGTCTGACCAAAGAGATGAATATCACCAGAAGTATCAACTTCTAGAGCATGTACTGATAAACCTTCAATATTATTCTTATCAAATTCATTTGTAGTATGGTTTTTAATTTTACCGTCATATCCAAGTTTAACACTACCTACTGTTTTATGTTGATTGGTATTGTTTGTTCTTGTATATGCAACGTTAAGATCTCCAAAAATATCGATAGCACAAGCACTTGCCATCGTAATATCTCTACCTGGAGCAACATAACGATAATTCCATATTAAATCACCATCAGTTTCAACTTTACCGATCCAGAAACTATCTCTATCAGTAGCATTAGACTTAAGTCTGCAAGTAGCAACTAAATAAAGTTCTTTAAATTCATCAATACAAAGACTACTATCTATTAAAGAATATAGTGAATTACTGTATTCTTTGATGAAATCTACTGTAATTACACTAGTACCAATACTTGCCTTACCAAAAGCAAAATTAATATCAGATGCATTAGTATCTGCAGCAGTTTCCATACTGAAATATACATCAGTTCCATCAACAAGTAAATCTGTAATTTTTTCTGAACTAGATGTAGATGCTAATTTTCTCTTAACTGAGAAACTACCTGCGGTATCTATAGAAGCAATATATGCATCATAAGGAGAACTAGAGTTGGTATTAGTATAACCTCCAATAATAAAACGAGTATCTGAATATTTTTTAATCGCTGTTACATTATCAGCACGAGTTGCACCTGAAATACCAGCATATGCTCTCTGGAAACTTAACGAAGCACTTAATCCATTAGAAGCTTGAATATACTTACAAAGTATAATATCAGGGTTATATGGAGCAAGTAAAGTGCTATTTGGTTTATTAATACCAACTACCCAAATGTTATCTCCATCTACCTCAATTTTAGAGAATTCTGTATAATTTTGACCATCAGAACTTTCTAATGTCTTCTCCCATTCTTTAACACCAGTAGCAGATAGTTTTGATACAAATGCAACTTCATTACCATTAGCCTTTTTGGTTTTACCACAAGTAAAGACTTCCTTATTAGTATTGATGTATATGTCATTAACCTTGACATAATTATTATTTGTAATCTTAGAAATATAGTAATCTGCCTTTTTAAATACCTGAGGGTGACTTAAAATAACACGAGGACTAGTAGTATATCCAGAACCAGAATTTAAAATATTAACAGTATCAATAGATCCAACAGATGTTACAACTGCTTGTAAATGTCCTTGTGTACCAACACCATCAATTGTAATAGTTGGAGGAATATCTGTATTATATCCAGATCCAGTCTGATTTATTGTAATCTCTTCAATACCTCTAAATTGACGAACAACAAACGTTTTGTTTGTATTTGTCATAATAGGTGTATAGTCAATAAAGATACTATCACCAGTAACTAAGTTATGAGGTACATCAGTCTTTAATACACCAAAATTAGATCCACCAATATTTTCAAATCCATATGTAGATACTGTTTCACCTTTAATTCTAGAAACTCGTGCAGAAACACCAGTACCATCAGTACCAGTATTATCAAACACTAGACGATCATTAACCTGATAATTTTTACCTGGGTTTTCAACTGTAAATCCAGTTACAGAAGCATCTTCAAATTTAGTAGTAGTCTCAACTTCTATATCAACTTTAGAGTCAAATTTAACTTTAGGGAAGTAATCAAAGAGTTGTAGAGGAGATTCTTCAAATAATTGAGCAGGATTAGCAGTTTCATCTGCATCTATAACACCATCTCTATTAGTATCTTCTACCTCAAATAATATAATGTCTCCACCTTCAGTAGTTAAAGCATTTGTGGAAGCATTTGGAACCCTTGTAACATCAATATCAACATTCTCATAAGGGTCTCTGTATCTTACAACACCAGTAGGAATATTTTGCTGTACAGCATCTGCACTAAGATTCCAAGTATCTACAACAGAGTTAAAACTTGGTCCTAAAACATATGGGAAAACTGGATTACCTAATTCAGTAGCATCAACAGTAACGAAATAACAATATCTACCAGAAGAATATTCTGGAGTTTTACAAAAACGACCATTATACTGATCTAAATCACCTAAACCAAAACTATACTCATAGTCTTCAACAAAATTACCTGCTGCTTCTGCTGTCAATAAAGGACCAGCAGTTCTAACAGGATATGGATTAGTTGTAACATCATAAACTAATGCAGGTTTTACCCTATATGATGAATTTAACCTTGAAACAGCAGATGCTTGGTTAGTTGGGTCAGAATATCCATAAGGACCATAAATTGGATTACCATCAAATGCCCATCCAATAATAGGTGAGTGTGTTAATTGATCTTCTTGCTCTTTAATAGTTCCCTGTGCATCTTCATATAAGTTGTCACCAAGGATATACCTCATCTTTTGAGGGTTTGAAAGGTGAGCATACTCACCACCATACTCGTTATTATACCCTTCAAATACTGCACCTTTAGCAGTATCGAATGTTGACTGTGTTTGAAGATTGTAAGTCCATTGGAATACAGATGGTGTAAACGTAGCACCTTGACCAACAGAGTTCAAATTAATGATTGTAGTTCCTTGTGTATATCCAATACCCTTGTTAACGATAGTGATACCAGTTACTCTACCAGCATTTTCACCATCAGTATCAATAGTTGCTCTTGCTACAGCACCAAATCCAATACCTTGAATAGTAACTTCAGGTGCAGTAGTATATCCAGAACCAGCAGAAATAATAGCAATAGAAATAATTCTTCCATTATTAACAATTGCTTGAGCAACAGCACCAGTACCAGAACTTAATGTTACTGTTGGAGTTGATGTATAAGATGCACCACCAGTTGCTACAGTAATTTCTTTAATTGGACCTCTAACGGATGCAGTACCAGTTGCTCCTGTTCCACCGCCACCAACAATAGTAATTGAAGGTTGTGAAGTATATCCAGTACCACCAGTATTGATCAATATTCTTGATACAACACCTTTAGTGATAATAGCAGTAGCAGCAGCACCAGAACCGCCTCCACCAACAATAGAAACAAGTGGTGAAGTTGTGTACCCAGAACCCCCTGCAGTGACTGTGATCTCAGAGATAGAACCGTTAACAGTTACATTAGCAGTCGCTCCAATTCCACCACCACCAGCAATAGTAATAGCAGGAGGAGATGCAGCATCATAACCAGCACCAGCATTAGTAATAGAAACTCCAGTTACAGCACCGAAAGTTTTAGTAAGTTTTGATTTATAAGACCATATAGAGACACCATTAACCCATGTACCAATAGGACCAGAATTAATATTATTCTTAGTCGAAATTGTAGTAGGTAATTTAGGAAATCTATTTAATTTACGTTGGTTTCCTGGAAGAAGAGCAGATCCTGGAAAAGGACCGATTTCATAGTTAGGAATACCTGTAGAAGCAACGTAAGTGTAATTATCGTTAAAAAATGTATTCTGAACGTTAGTTGTATAAGGTCCAATAACATTTAAAATAGCATTATTAAGAGATTTTCCCTTATTAAGGTCAATTGATACAAGAATATTACCCTGTGGAATTACAGTCGCAGGTTGAGGTAGTTGATACTGGAAAACAGTCTCACTATCTCTTGATGTAACTAGAAAAGTTCCGTTATATATGATTGGGTTAGCACCATAAATTGTAACTTGATCTCCAACTAACAAACCATGAGGATTGGAACAAGTAATAGTAGCAGATTGGTCATTAACACCACCAAAAGTTACAGTAGAAACTTGAATTAATTTTTTAACATTATACAACCAAGTTGTTAATTCAGATCCAATACCAGTACCACCAAGTTTAGAAACTGCTAATTTATCACCAGGAAGGTAATAAGAACCAGTATCTGTTAATGTTGTTTGTTGAGCATCAACAATACCAACAATATTCATCACAACTTCTTGTAATGTACCTTTATTAAGGTAAACTTTAAAGTTTGATTTTACTTGAGTAGCAGCATCCCAATCTTCAACAATACCGTTATAAGAACGAGTACACTCAATAAACTGGTTTAATGATTTTTCTTTATATTGAACGACTTCACTATCACCTATAACAAACTCACCGTTCCTTTCTGGCCAACCAATTGTAGAGTCAACCGTAATAATTGAGTCGGTTGTACTCAAAGGCTCAGCAAGATTAGTCTTATAAGGTACGGTAAACGTCCCTGCAATAGTTTCTTCTGAAAGAATAAGTTCAAAGATTTCAACTTCAGAAGTTTTGATTGAAATATAATTCTCTACTAAAGCACTTGCTGCAGCAACATTAGGATCTGCAACATCTGCTTCTTGTACCAATAAAGCATCTTTAATATTTCTAGGATCACCACTAACTATAGTGGCACGAAGAATAGTGTCAATAGACCAAGTAGCATCAGAAGGTTTGATGATTTGATCTTTTGGATATGAAATACTTACAGTTTCACCGTATAGAAGTTTAAACAAATAAGCAATACTAAAAGAAGTTCCTTTAGAAGAATAAAAGTCCTTAATAGTCTTAATAGACGTTCTAACGTCAATTTTAGAATAATCAAGACTAGGAACATCAGGAAGGAATTGTTCTGTGTACTTATCAAGTAATCTCTTAACAAAAAGAGCATCAAGACATTTAACAGAGGTATCTACGATTGCACTCGCAGCAGTAGTGTCATTTGAAAATACTGCATTACCATCTTCAGTATATGAAGTAATACCACTTGCTGCTCTAGCACATCCTTCAAATTGTGCTTTACTATATCCAGTACCTGTCTGATTTACTGTAAAACCAGTAATTTCATTTACACCTATCTCTGCAGATGCCTTTGCTGAAGGGGGATCTTGAATAATAACTTTTGGAGGTGCAGAAGCACTATATCCAGTACCAAATGCACTAATATTAATATCAATTATTCTACCATTAAAGATTGAAGCGTTTGCTGTTGCTCCACTACCACCAATATAGACTCCTTGGTCGTTTACTCTCTCATCAACGATATAAACAGAAGGAACATCATCATATCCACTTCCACCACTTAAAAGTTCAATATTAATTACTCTTCCATCACCATCAACCTGTGTTTCTAAAATTTGAGCACCAACAGGGTCAATAATTGCAATTCTAGGAGTTGTTTCATATCCTTGTCCAGCATTAGCAATAGTAATACTAGTAACTTGACCTTCTGTTAACGTTGCTCGTAATGCTGCCTTAATTCCATTAGTACCAGTAGGTTCATCAATATAAACTTCTGGAATGGTAGTATATCCAAATCCTTGATCTGTAATGGGAATTGTGCCTGTAACTTGTCCATTAGTAATGGTAGGAGTACCTAATGTAGCACCTCCAGGCTGCCTAAAAGTAAGTCTAGGTGTGAATGTATATCCACTACCAGAATTAGTGATTTCAAGACCAGTTACAGCACCATCAGTAACTGTAGCTGTAAGAGTTGCTTGTTTAGATCCTGCTTTTGTTGGAGATTGAACTTGAACTACAGGTGGGTTTGTAGTGCTATAACCTTTACCACCATCTAGTAGAGAAACAGACTTAAGACCATTAACTAAAGCACTTGCAGCACCACCACTTCCTTGAGGTGAACTAATAGAAACTTTTGGTGGATATTCAAATCTATAATTTGTACCTGTTGTGCTTGTATTAATACCAGTTAAACTACCTGTATCACCAACACGAGCATAACCAATAGCACCAGAACCAAAAGAAGGAACTGGTGCTTCAATAGCATATAAAGATAGGAATCTACCGTTTAATGGAGCATCTCTGAAGATAAATTGGTCTCCATCAACCCAAAAATCAACTTTTGGTGTAAGAATACGTTTATCATAGATTGCAAGTACATATTCATCAACAATTGGTTCGTATGCTGCACCATTTCTCGTAATAGAGAACTGTTTCTTACCATCTCCAAAAGAATTGGAAAGATTATCAATAGCAACAATACTATTTTCAATAAAACCGCTTAAAAATGTAATATAAGTCTCAGAAGCGTTATCTGCAGGAATTTTTGTTCTAGGAGCAGTTGTAAATACAATATTTGTTCCATCTACAGTATAATCAATATTAGGAACCTGTAATTCACCATAAACACTAACAATTAAATGTTGTGCAGATACAGGAGCAATAGGATTCTCTTGTGATGTAAGTCCAAACCTTACTTGAGTGCCATCGAATAAATTTATAGGACTTGCTAATCCAGTCCACTTTAATTTTACTTGTTCATAAGAAATACCTGGACTTAAAGCAATACTAGGAGCAGCAGTTGTCTTTTCATAGTATATTACCTCATCCCCGATAAGTATACTACCATTTTCAGTTAAAAAATCGTCAACAGACTCTACAACAATCGTATCATCAGTAACACTAACAGATTCTACAACTTTTGACGTACCATCAAGTATTCCAATATCTAGTTTATCAATATCTAGATACTGAAGAAAATTATTAACAATATTCTGTCCTAAACCTTGTTTTTCCTGAGATTTATAATAATATTCAATAAATTTATTGAATAACGGATACTCCGAACCTATAAAATCAGGGGTTTGGGATGAAACCGCCTGTGAAACCTTATTGATATGCATCTAACTTTAGAAACAAGATGAAGTGTTAACTGTGCCTGAATTCGTTACTGTTGGAACTTCAATTAGTGTTGGTGTCTGATTGAAAACAGTTGGCGTAAGACTATTTAGAGGGATAGTACCAGGTGGTACTGTTCCAATTGGCGATACCGTAACCTCTGGATTAACAATATTAATAATTGTACCTGGAGTGGAAGCGGGAATAGTCGAATTATTTGATGGTATGAATAAAACTGGAATTTGTAAATTAGTTGGTAATAGACTAAGATCTATAACAGTACCTACTCCAGTAACAGCATCAGTAATAGTTAAATTAGTAGACGATGGAACATCATCACCAGCACCAATAATATTAACTGGTCCGAAACAAATTTCACCTGTATCATAATTTACTGAACCAGCAGTCTGATTAGTATATACTTTCTTATTACCAGTATTATAAAAAGTCCTTAAATTACCAAAACCATCATCTTCAAATTGCTGATCAATACCTGGTCTATCAAGTGTTCTAAAAATTCCCGATAGAAGAATAGGTTCTTTTTTACAAATTGCAGCAGTATTACTTGGAGCACTATTATAAAGAGCACCACCAGTAGATACACAGTAAGTATTTGTCTGATTAACAGCTGGATTGATGTATTTTAGAATAGTTGTTTGAAGAGAAACATCACTAATACACTTATTAGAAAGTGTAATCGCTTTTTCAAAACTCTGACTTCTAAATGTAGAATTAAAGTTATTAATTTGGGTTTGTTCAGCCCAAGATGTAATAGAAGATTGAATATCTGTTTTAATTTGAGATGTAGTAGATCCACATCCAGTATCATATAAAGCAAAAATCTTACTATAGATATAGACCTGATCTGGGTCAATAACTACAGGTTCAATAGATGCCATAGCATAAGTTCTTAAATCTGCAGCAACTTCCTTCTTAGTTTGATCGTTTAGAAGAGAACCTGTCTTAGTTTTAATTGCAATATAAACTTTACCGTAAATTGGTGGTGTAAGTGAATCTCCACCATATGCAACTACAGATTCTGCATTAGCATACACCTTTTTAGTAATTACAGCATAATCTTGTGCAGTAACTGCCCTATACTGAGAAGAGTAGTATCTTGGAGCATTATATTTGATAGATTCAATAGTTTCTGCATCAGAACCTAATTGAGACCTTTCTTTTACTGTTAATAGTGTATCAGCACTAGTATAATTAATATTCAAATTATCAGTAAATTTACCAATAAATGCAAACTGATTTACTTCATTTGCTTCTGCACCAGAAGTAACCAAATACTCAAGAATTATTTGCTCACCATCTTTAACCTTTCTACCAACACTATCATCTCCAAATCTTATCTCATACCTCATATCCTCGCCCTCAGCAAGGAAGTAAACCCTCGTGGTAGCAGTTAGGTTAGTAATCGTGTCTACTTGGTTGTAGAGGTCAGAAGCAGTCGCAGATTCGTTTGCTTTAACCCTTACTGATAAAGTAGATAAATCAGCATCTTCAGAAGGAACTTTATAAACCTGATTTGTAAATGTATTAACAAGATATTGGAAAGTAACTATAGATCCTTCCTGAACCAATAAATTGTCAAATATAGCAACTCCTGTAGTTGTATTGACTTCTACAGTCCTATCTTGCAAAATATTCCAAATATAATTACCACCTGTAGCAACAGCACCTTTTTTTAAGGTAACACTACTTGGATATGCCCCATTTGTCTGTGTTGTTTGTAATTCTAACTTTAAACATCCCTTAGAAGCAAGAATTGACCTAGGAACATAGTTTAAAAGCTTTGCAATATTAACAACGTTGTCTCTAACCGTAGATGAAGGCAAAAACGCCTCATTTAACGCCATATTCGCATTAAATGCGGTATAATAACTGTTATATGCTAAAGTATCGATTAAGTATGATAGGCCAGATCCTTCAAAGTCATAATCAGTAAACTCATTTCGAGTTCTTAGATATGATTTAATAGAAGATTTGATATCATCAAAATCTAATGCTGTTAAATTATTCGGTTGCATTTACTCAGGTCTCTGTAAGACAAAGTTGATAGTTTCTTTAATAGGGATTCCTACAATTCTATATTCGACTGTAACTGCGAGCTTATTACCATCTGCAAAAGGTCGCACAGCAACATCACTTAGTTCAACCCTAGGTTCATACTGATTAATTGTATTTATGATCTCATCTTGGATTGCATCTGCTACAAAGGCATCCAAAGGTTCAAAAAGCATCTCCCTGACTCTACATCCTACAGTTGGATTAAAAGGTTTCTCTCCAGGAACAGTTAATATTAAATTTCTTATTGCCTGTTTAATGGCATTATCATTTTTAACTACACCAACGTCATAGGTAAAGGCATTTTTAGAAAATGCCATACCAAAATCTTTAAAAGACCTAGACTTCTTTATATCTGCACCAGTAATACTTTTTAATGCCATTATACGCTATAGAAAGTGTATTTCAAAAACAACTCTTCCATAGGACCGATTGGTTTAATAACTTTTACATAATATTTGTTGTCTACTTGATATTTTTCGCAATTAGGATTGTCGCTATGGTTTATAAACCCGCCTAATGGTGTTCGATGAATTTCTTCATCATCCATGATATGAGATAGACCCAATTCAGTACCAACTTCGAGAGCTACTGTTGTAAATAGCCCTTGACCAGCAATAGGACTGTTGTAAATAAACAATCCATGTGGTAATGCCCTATAAGTCACTTTAACATTACAAATCTATCTACTATTTAGTCTGTTTTAAACAATTTAGATTTAATTAGTCCAAATAAAACTTTTATTAATGATTGACCTGCATTTCCTTGCAATTCATCAAAAATATACATGTTCAATCTGAAAGCATAATTTGCTTCAG